ATATTTAAAGATCCAGTAACTTCGTCTTTATTTTTTTCGCGCAACCGTTTTTTTGCTAAATTTAATGCTTCCGCAACACTTTCAACTTGTTCATTTACTTGCAATGTTTTTCCCTTTTTACCAGCAGCAGTATAAATTGCCTCAATATTAGATTTCGAACTGCCCTGCTGATAATTAACTCTGCAGGCAGCATAAATATCTCTAATTTTAGTACGCAGACTGTAGCCAGTACCAACAAACAAATATTTCATTCCAGACTCTTTTTTATAAATGGTACCTGGTTTTACTATTGTTATCTTTGCTTTTTCCGCTTCATATTTTGCTTCATCAAAAACAATGATTTTTTTATCACTTATTTTCAATGCCAGACCTTTATCCTTACAAATTGCATATAAAAAAGACAGATCAGACTGTTCTGTCTGTTCTGCCCTATCCAGTACCGGATTTTCTTCTGTGTCCCAAAACAAGGACATTCCTGCGGCTAAAGCTATATCATTAGCAATTACCTGCAGCCTTGCCTTTTCCCAACTCCGGCTGCGTTCAGTACCTCTAAGCGTATTATTATCAGGCACGGAAACTGCTTTTATTTGTACTTCTGACGGATAACCACTGCTTGTTATTTCATCGATTTCAAACAATCCCAAACGCAAACTTTGTGGTAACGCCGACAAATTTTGCCAATATTTTTGCTGCAGTATTACATCTAGAAGTGCTCCTTTTTCCGGCATCCATGTCGATTGCCAAAGACCATCCCTGTCTTCCAGTGTTATCTGCAAATCATCGGCTTCTCCCGATAAATTATCGGTATAGCTGATGCTTTTCAGATATTTACTGATATCAACTGAAATATCTTTATTATTATATTTTATGATCGCCGATATTCTACGCGCTTCCATTTAACGCCTCCATGGTGGTAACAAACTAGTTGGGGTAGGCTTTTCATAATCTGGCACATCCAAAATAATACCTGCTGGAAAAACAACTATGTCAGCGTATTGTTGGTTTGCTTCCAGCAACGCATTTACGCCACTTTCATCGTCATATAACTTTTTTGCTATACCATCCCACATATCGCCTTGGATTGTGTAATAGGTTTTAGCCATATGAAAGCCTCCTGTTCTGATTCTGCACTTCTGCCAACATTGCTTTAAATTCACGCATTTTTTGATCTAATAAAGTTGAAATTTCAGCAGTATTGGCATTCCCTTGTACGGTGATCTGCGGCGCAAAGGTAGCCGTTATGCCGCCACCAGTTCCCAATGGATTCCCCATGATTTCATTAGTTTTGGCCAACAATCCTATATTACGTCTATTGGGAGTATGCGGTATCGCGCTTTCACCAGAGTTTTCCGCAAAAGTAGTAAGAAATTCCCCCCTGCCATAAATACCGCCATACGCATTTTCTGCAACCTCTGCACCATTACCGGATGCCGTAATATTAACTTTGCCAAAAATAGGTGTAGATAAAAAATTACTAATGGATTGCCATTTTTCGCGAAGCCAGGTTTCGGCACTTGTAAATTGTTCCTGAATATAACTTGTGAATCTAAATATTGCAGCAGATGGATTATCCCAAAAATAATCCCAATATGCCGCTAATGTATCCCAGTTAGCAATTATTGCAGTAACCGCGCCAATGATCCAACCTACAGGCCCAGTGACAAAAAAGGCTATTCTAGCTATTGGACTGTCCCACAAAGTTGTAAAGAACTGTTTGACTGTATCCCAATGCCTGTATAAAATAGTTCCGGCAACGACTAATAAACTGATTCCAATCAATAACCAACCAATAGGGCAAGCTGCCATAGCCGCATTTACCAACATCATTCCACCACTCCACAGCTTCGTTGCCAAAGCCACAGTCCTTTGTGTTCCGGCAAGAAGCATTGTTTTTGATCTTAATACTGCCGTACAATTTCCCAAAGTCGTCTGCCATAAAGCACAGGTAGCCATAAACGCATTATAGCCGGAGATAATAGCTCTACCCGTTTTAAATGTAAGCCATAATAACCCAAAAGTTCCAATAGTGTATATGATCCCCTGTGCTACTATTGGGTGTGCTGTAGCTAAAGCCGATAACTTCCCCGTCCATACAGCTAAAGAATCACCTACATTAGCTATGACAGGTAAAAATCCATTTGCTAATGATATTTGCAACGACTCAAATGCCGAAGAAAGACGTATAATTGCACCTTCTGCATTAGCATTCATCTGCTTTGCCATTTTTTCAGACGCACCATCACTGTTAACTAAAGAATTTGTCAAATCACCAAGCACTTTAGGTCCTGCCTGTAGTACTGCCAGCCACCCCGCTGCTGCCTGCTGCCCGAAAATAGCTTTCGACATAGCCAGCTGTTCTTCTTTACTTAATCCTTTCATTCGTTCTTGCAATTGGCCTACTATGATAGCCATCTTTTGAGGTCCTTCTGCATTGCCAGTTTCAATACCCAAAGTTTTTAAAGCCATTGCAGCTTCTTTTTGTTCATTTGTCAAATCTTCCATTGACAGCCCCAGCTGCTCTAGCGCTTTACTTGCCATTTTAGGCGGTCCGGCCAATCTAATTAAACCAGCTCTCAGCGCTGTACCTGCATTACTCGCTTTAATGCCACTATTAGCCATAATACCTGCTAAAGCGGCTGTCTCCTCCATCGATGCCCCAAATGCGTGTGCTACAGGAGCAGCATATTTCATCGTTTCTCCCAACATTTCCACATTAGTATTTGTGGATGTTATAGTAACAGCATAAACATCAGCCATATGTTGCGCTTTATCAGCACTTAAACCAAAAGCAGTCAGATTATCAGAAACAATATCTGCAGTACGTGCTAAATCAGTATTGCCGGCAGCAGCTAAATTTAATAATCCTGGCATACCTGCAACAATCTCATTTGTCTTCCAACCGGCCATCCCCAGATAACTCATTGCTTCAGCGGATTGCGTCGCAGTAAACTTTGTTTGTTCGCCCAATGACCTTGCTGTTTGCGTCAACAAAGATAATTCAGGCCCTGTAGCATTTGCAATAGCACCAACTTTCGACATAGCAAATTCAAATTTCATTGCAGTCTGAGCTGCAGAGATGAACGGCTGAGCAATAGTGCCAATAGCAGCTGCGGTAGTTAAGAAACTTTGGCGTCTCTCTACAAACTGAGAATTTGCAATATTTTTTTTATTCAATCTATCCTGTAACAACTTCTGTTGTTGCTGAGTTTTATTAAGCGTATCTTGATATCTACCCATTTTTCTTTCATATTGCTCTACGCTCATAGCTCCATTAGTAAACTCAGCATTTAATTTTTTTTGAGCAAGATCTATTCTTTTAACAGTCTGTTGTAATTCTGTCAATTGCGAATTTGCCATCTTGGTCGATGATGTAAAACTATTAGATAGCATTCCATTTATAACAAATGCTGTCGTAAATATATTCGCCATTTTTTGCCTCCATTAAAAATTTATAGTATAATAACTATAAAGAGGTGAGCTTTATGATTATTCTTGCAATTTTGTTTTGTATTGGTTTTATATTGATGTGTATAGTCGGGTTCTTTCATGCAATGATTAAAAATAGACGGGAAGAAAAAGCATTACAATATGATTCTTCTGCTAAATATGATGGCGTCTACAAGCCCCTCTATGATCCTGACACATATGATGGCATTCACGATCCAGAAGTGATAGCAGTATTAAAAGATTGTGACGAAGTTTGTTCGCGTTCCCCAATAAAGAAAGAATATTTACGTTAAAAGCCCACAGCATTATTCATGCAGTGGGCTTTCTTTTTTTATTTACGGCACTTATTGTTTCAAGCCATTTCTCTAATTCGTTCACTGGTTGATTAAACCAAAAATGAACACTACCATATTCAAATAAGCATACTGCTATTTCCCGGATAACTCCTGCAGGGCTTGATCGGTCAAAGTGCCTACTAAAAAAACTGATACATTAGAAGTCACTGCAACATATTCCCTAATTGGTAAACCCTTAATATCATCAATTGTGACACCTAAAACCTTCGCCGCAATAACAGCATGGAATGTTTTAGAGTACACAATTTCCGGGGTACCATCTCCAAGAATCCTTGCCTGCTGCTCTGCGGCCGCAAAATCATATCCCGTTAGTTCTCCCAATCCTTGTTTAAGTTTTTTATAATCTACTTTCATCATTTACCTCCAAATTTTAAAAGCGGCACCACTCTGCGGCCGCCCCTTTATTTAATTTTTAATTCAGACCCAAAGCCTCGCGGACATCAGCCAAATAATCGGTGCCGCCAATATTAGAAATATAATTATATTTATCAACTTCCAGCACGGTTTCGCCAGCAATAATCACTTTAATATAATTAGTTTCAATGGTGTTGCTGGAGCCGGTAGTCGTTCCAACGTCTAATTTGCCGAGTTCGGTTTTTTTCGGCACGCCGCGGATCACGCATTTTACAGCCTTTACGACGTACTCACTTTTTTCAGGATCGTAAAACTGCTGCGCGCCGCGCAGGTCTAAGCTAACCCCCTTTTGAGATGCCAGGTTCATTCCAGGTTTAGAAATAGTACGCCAGTTAAGTACAGTTTCCATACTTCCAAAGTGCCCTAAAACAGGACTGTCTACCTCACCGGCAATACCAGCACCCTTTACTGTTTCGGTCATTGCATCCAAAGACGGTAACTGGACATCAGTTACGCCAAGAAGATCATTTCCGTCATTATAGGCTCTAAAGTTAATTAGCTTTTCCGGAACAATATTATTACTCATCTTTCATCCTCCTCATTAACCAAACAACGTCTCAAGATAAGACGTATCAAACTCGATCGTATTTTCAATTACACGTGCTGGCACCGGCGGCGTAAAATAAGTATGGAATCTTACAATACCGTCCATCTGATCTGTTGTTGGATTCTCCTCTTTTAAATATTCAATTCTTCCACCAAGCAAGAACCCTCTTGAAACAAATCCATTAATGCGAATATTTTCGCTATCCACGACAAAATCAATAAGTCGTTTGTTCATCGGGTTATCTACTTTAGACCAATAACTTTGAATAAAGGTCTGTGCATGCCAGTTAAACATACGCCGTAAACAAATAAAATTATCTTTTACATCTGTATTTGCAGGATAACAACCAGTACGATTCCCCCACAATTTCCATCCACCGATAAAGTTCAGAGCAGTAACTACACCTTGCCCATTAAGATAATTAGCTTGTTCCAGATCCAAAACCACTTCAGTTCCATCAGACAAACATAAACCATCCATTTGTATATTTTTATTTGAAGGACTTTCATAGGGAATATCATCATTTTTTGCATCCAAAACGCCCATCGCGCCCATTACCGCAGTAGAAAGATGATATTTCTTCTCGCCAAGTTTTACCATTGGCCAGCAGACTATTTGATCCACTCCAACATAATTGTTATTATTTTTCCAAGCCGGAACATCGGTATATTTTCTTACTGTGTCAGCCGGAACATCTACCAAAACAGAAGCTTTAAACAAACCGTTAATAGTACTTGCTTTGGCAGTCATAACAGCTGCCACTTCTGGATCGTGTGTCCAACCAGGAGCAAGCACCATACCAGGTACTAAACGATACAGAGGAAATACTTTTGAAAGATTCTCAAGACCTGTGTATGCACCCGTACTGATATCAATACCACCAATAATGTCATCCTTATCCACGGCTGAGGGATCAATTTTTTCATAGTCCAAAAAAACACTGTCTGTAAGCTGCCCACCACTTAATGCAGTAATTACTAAATTCCCATCACTGTCAAAAGCAGCTTCATAGTCAACGCCTTCCGTCAACGGTTGTCCGGCAGATGCTTTTTTTACTTTCAATGTTTCAAGTAACACTGGATCATTTACAATCACAGTTTTTTCACTGCTGAACTGAACCTCTTTATCACTGACCGTCGCTTTATGTTTTTTTGGATCTAAAACATTAACAAAAACTGTCGGTGAAACTGCATAAAGCGAATATTGGCTATAAATAGTTTCACAAAGAGTGTATTTCTCCCAATCTTCACTATATCCCATAGCCGCTACCGCTTCTGCATATGTATAACACAAAATAGGTTTATTGACCTCAGCTCTGTTACTTGCCAGATGAATCGGCGCTGTTCCCAAAATCACCGGCAAACCAGCAGTAGAATTTACTGCTGGAACAATCGATGTCGGTACCTCCGATGTATATACACCATGTTTATAAGCCATATTCTTATTCCTCCTTTTGTGCCAAAACAGCAGCTTGGTAATATTTATTCATAGGTGTTCCCGCTTTTGCAATAGCCCTTTCAGCTTCTGGCAATTCTGAAACAGCTACAAACAGTTTTTTAATTTGTGGACACTTTTCAAATACATCATCAATATGAGTTGGTAACCCGCCAATGAATACCTGATATTTCAATAACTTTCCGTTTTTGTAAGACGGACCAACATAAATAAAACGCTCAGCTTTTACTGCTTGGACATTTTTCTTATTAATAGCCATAGTTTATTTCCTCCTCTACTGGTTTACCCAATGTATAACTAACCGTCATTAATCCCTGCCACTGGGGGAATGGTTGATCTTCTACTACTTTAGACTTTATCGGTAGTATAAGTCGATGCTTATTTGCTACAGTACGCTTTTTAAGCAAAGCCTGACGTACATGTTCCATAAGATTAAACAAGCTGCGCCACCCCTCAGAAGTATCACCGTCAATGATGCTAAATCCTATTTCAACCTTTGCTGCACTCTGCTCATCACCATCTTCACATTCAAGAACCAGCACATAAATACATGATTCACTTTCCTTGGCATTAGTTTTCACCGGCAGGTATCCTGGATAAACAGTTATCGGAGTGTAAGAACCGTCAGATTGCTGCGATTCATATTCCAGGACAACATTTTTTAGAAACGCTGCCAAATTTTCCATCAATTCGACTTGTGTCATTAACGTCCTCCAAATTTCCCATAACGGTATGAAACTTCATGTAAAAACCTTTGATTCAATATTTTTTCTGCAAACGGGGCAATCACACTCATTGAGCTTTCTGCTGAAAACATCTGCGGGACACTGGGGCCATGAGGTATGCGCAAAGGATAACGCATACTTAAATTTTTACGCTGCATAGCTCCAACATAGCCTTTCAATGCAGAACCAATAAATAAACCTGGAACTGGTTTGGGTTTATTTTTTTTCATTACTTGCACCCTTACTGGCCCTTTCTTATATGCCCGTACTCTAAAAGCAGTGATCAACGGTGCTTGCCCTATAGAACTGATTATCCCAGTAAGCTTTGACCTGGAAGCACGTTTAATACTTAAAGTAGACTTTATATCTTTTGCTGATATAAGATAGTTCTTTCTGATGGTTTTAGATACTTCAGTCTTTACCATTGTAGACGTACGGTTTATTGCACTCGCTGCAGCTGCTTTTACTTGCTGAGGATAATTCTTAAGCAGACTCTTCGCTTTCTCTATTTCCTTTGCATCAATAGATATCATCTGTCATTCGCCACCAATTGTATAGTCAGAATTCCCATATCATCAGCACAGCTCTCAACCAGATACTGCTTATCATCAACGCCGAAAAGCTGTCCATATACAGGAAGCTCAGGCAAAGCTTCTGCCAAGCAATTTATCTGCAGCCTACTACCATAGATCCCTGCATAAGTTTGATCAGCTCCATTTCCTGTTGATAAACTTTCTGCAATAGAAACATCCTGTATGATTGCGTCACATAAAATTCCGTTAAGATTATGTTCCTCGGCAAATTCCAAAAAATTTATAAAAGCCGCAGTATTATCTGCGGCTATCTGCTCACGAAAGGTTTTCATTTGACCGTTGCTGCTGTATTTACCGAAGGCAGAGCTCCCTCCTCAGCATTATTTACTGCTTCAAGCAACTCAACGAGTTTTGCTTTGTTAACGTTTTTCGGAATTTCAATCTCGCGAGCTTTACACATAGCCTTAAGTTCTTCATTCGAATAATCCTTCAAGGCTTTTTCTTCGCTATTATCGCTACCTGCATCAGCATCGGAAATTACGGTAACAGCAACTTTTTCAAATTCTTTTGGAGCCTCTTTTACTAAAACATCAGCTTCGCTATCCGGCAGTTCAATAATAGTGCCTGCTTTATAAACCACTCCATTACGGCGCAATGAAAATTTCTTTATCAATACTTGTTGCATTTACAAACCTCCTTATTTAACTCTCAAAGTCGCCCAATCATCCAAAAACTCCGGACATACTACGCAGCGGCTGGACATAGCCAGAGTAGTCGTATCGCTTTCGGTATTGCCGGTTACTTTCGGAATGTAAGTGCCTTCATAGGTGCGAAATTGTTTATCGTCTTCAAGCTGCGTTACTGCGCCAAAGAGACGTTTACCACGACCGGGCACACCAATAATCATATGATCATCAGGGATATACTGGGCAAGGTTGCCGTCGTCACCCTCGTACACGCCGTCATAAGCGTAGATTTCCAGATTAAGTGATTCAATATAACCAACTCGCAGCAATTCCGGTCGTACCAGCTTCGGCTGAATACTCATCAGTGCTAAATTTTCACGGCTTGGCACCAACAAATATTTATAAAGCTGTTCGTTATTGAGCAGGTAGGATACTACATTCTGTGAACACAGGGCCACTGTAGGGATCATACCAGCGTTACGGCGGATCTTCTGAGATGCGTCACCCATGACATCATAAATTTTGGCGCTTGCATTATCCCATGTGTCCGATCCGGACAGAGTTGTTTTATTGTCAAATTCAGAAAATGTGATCGTATCAACAACAACAGTTTCACCATCGTCGGCATAGCCTTTGCATTCGTATTCACCGTTGATCAAAAGCTGTGCAGCCATCCACTCCTGACGACGGACGCAGGCATCAATCAATTCTGCCATGTCATAAGCGCGCAATTCTTGCGCACGTTCTGCCGGAGTGCGAGTGCTGTAGATATCTTCCCCAAAACCACGACGCTCAATATCAGACGCTTCGATAGTCCGTTTAGGGCGCATCAGCGGAGCTTTATAAGACCTGATCTGCGAACCGTTACGGCTCATATTTACACCCTTGCTGCCCGGTACTACAAACGGCGCCATTCTGCGACCACCTTTGCGGTATTCCATATCTACGGTATTCGTCAAAAAGGTTTTAACCGCAGGGAAAAAGGTATCAATCAGAGTCGTAGTCGGCGGATTGGTGCGCTCAATCGCCTGCAGCAAAGTTCTGGTATCGTCAATATTAATAGGCATTATCTTCATCCTCCTTATTTCACGCTGGTCAAATAGATATTGACCGCACGCAGTTCTTCTTCATGAGCAGTGGCATTGTCAGATGTTTGTGCCACAATAAGTTTTTCACGATTAAATTGACCGCTGATATAAACTGTAGTAACAACGTCGGTCCCGGATAAAACAATGTCATTGGCAAGGATCACAGATGCTTTATCAGCTCCGCTTTCAGATGCTGTGCTATCTACAATCTCATATTTACCGCCAACTAAAGCTAACAATGTGCCTCGCTTATAGCTGGCCGTAACACCTTTCAGAGTTACGTTTTTAGTAAGTACCGGTACCGCTGTACCACCAATAAGCTCATCATAATGAGTTCCGTTCATATTGGAAATCATTTCCATTATTTCGCACCTCCAAATTTACTATTCATTACCTTGGCCATCTTATCCAATGCTTTCGCATCTGCCGCTGCACTTACGGCTGCCTCATCGGCCGCAGGATTGGCAGCAACGCCATCAACACCAGAGTTTTTATTGTCGGCTACCATAGTGGCTACAACATTCTGCGCAGCATTAGCCACCGCACCTGCTGGAGCAGCATTTTTAATCGCTTCTACATAATTTTTTACTTCCTCAACAGTTTTTCCACTTTTCTTGGCCTCGTTAATAATCGCAGTAATCGCGGCATTTTGACCATCATCAAGTGCTTCTAAATCAAGTACACGTTGACGCTCGGCAACTACTGCAGCCTCCACCGCTTCGATATTATCAGACGCTAAAGCTGAAGACGTATTATTTACTGTTGTCTGATTTCCAACAGGAACCGATGTCTGAGTATCTTCCAACAGTTCCTGCAATCCTAAAGCATTAAGAAACTTTTCTAATTTACCACTTGGCATATCTCTAACCTCACTTTGTTTAAATTTATTTTTTGCCGCTTCACTATTTGCAAAACGGTTCAAATCATAAGACACTGAATTGATAACCAAAGTATTGCCATTTAACGCAGCAGCAACTCCTCCTATGATCTCGTCAGCAAAACCGTTTTCCTTACATTCTGTAGCGCCCATCCAGGTTTCATTGGTCATCATCTTTTCGATTTCTTCGTCCGATACCTTACAACGCTTGCGATAGGCAGCGATAATGCTTGTTTTGATAGTAGCCAGCGCTTCTACCAACTTCGACAGTTCTGCCGCAGGATAGTATCCGCTAAGGCCGATAGCCGGGTCGTGGATCATCATCAACGAGTTGGACGGCATAATGATTTTATCTGCCGCCACGGCTACAACCGTTGCTGCGCTTGCTGCCAGTCCGTCAATTACCGCCGTGACTCGCCCGTTATAGCTCTTAAGCAAATTATGAATAGCATGAGCCGCAAATACATCACCGCCGCCGCTGTTAATGCGTACGGTAACGTCCCTGCCGCCAAGTTCGTTAAGATCCTGGGCAAACTGCTGCGGCGTTGCCTCATCACCAAACCAGGACCGCTCTGCTGCAATTGGTCCATAGATCAATATTTCAGCGTCACCACTAACATCATTCCTCACCTGCCAAAATTTTTCCATCATTATCACCCCCATTCCCACCAGTATTATCAGCCTTAGGCGGTTCTAATCCTTTAGCTCGCCATGTTTGCTGTTCTATAGCTATCTGATCAATATTACTATCGTAATCAGTACCTGTAAGTTCCGCAGATTCACGTTCACCGGTAGAGAAACCATATTTTACGCGTAAGGCCGCACCAGTTACCTCTTTTACAGGATCCAGCATCCCCATAACAGGGCCAAACCAATCGGCATTACTCCATGCCTTAGTTATGATTGGATCACTACCATAGCCAGGAGCGCTAATTCTACCGATAGCAACCGCCTCTGCCAGCCAAGCTTCATAAACAGGCTGACAAAAATCACGCGCAAACCAGGTACGTCTGGTTTTAAAGTTGCTGGCAGCTTGCAATAATGCCCCACGTGCCGCAGAGTATGAAGATTGAAAACGACTAAGTAACACCTCTGCCGGTGTGCCAATAGCTGCACCGATCTGACTGATCATCATATTTGTAAATGGTTCAAAAGTTGACATTGTACGGCTTGCGTCCATCGACTTTACATCGACACCAGGAGGCAGCAGATTAAGCGTTCCCGGACCAACTTCAACATGAGCCAGGTCTTCTGGTGTTACGACTTCCGCTTGACCATAAGTTGAACTTAGAACATCATTCATATCATCAATATTATTATTAGTCGTAAAAAACAAAGTATAAAACGATTTAATGATGGCAGCCGTAAGCTCCGCATTAGTATAGCGGCTGACCTGCTTCAATACCTCGATCACCGGCGCCAATATTGGTACGCCTCTGTACTGCTCTGGTCGTTCTTCATGCGATATCTGCAAAATATTTGGCCGGCCACTTAACTTGCCAAATGCTTCCACTCGCTGCCACTTTAAAACTGCAGACGGGTTAGTTAAATCAAAAGGTACTCTGTTCGCAATCCAATAGGCCACAACAGCTCCGTCTGAATCTATTTCTATACCGTTAATAATACGATTACCATTTTTATTGTTAGTCATTTCAACATCATAATAAGATGGCGAACCATACGATCCACTACTGTTTGGGTTACAGACCCTACTGGCCTCAAAAAGCTGTACTCTTAAACAATACGGATTATCAGGTACCGGCCTGCGATACTTGATCGCCGCCCACCCGTCACCATCTACAAGATAGCTCATATATGCAATATCCTGCATATCAAAAAAGTTATTTTTTCGATACAAATCACAGGCCGTGCTGTTTGCCCAAAGGTTAAATTCACGAAACGCCTGACGCTGCCACTCTTTAGCTTCCTCTGCAGTCAATCCCAGCAACCTATAATCTATTTTAGGCGAAACTTTAAGACCAGCGCCTATAACATTGCTGCGCGAAGTATTAATAGCACTTGAACCAAGCGGAGAGTTACATACTAAATCTGCACTGCGGTTTCGTAAAGTTACCAAATTTACATCGACATCTGCTTTAGTACTGGATTTCAAGGGATTATAGCCACGTAAAGTACTTCGTGTCCTACTGGCGCCGCCTTCTGAATAGCCGCTGTTCACTATTATTATTTTTTTATTATTTTCATTTCTCTCAGTAGGATGCCTAGCCTTAGCCGGTATTACTTTTTTACGTTTTACCATCATCTATCCTCCTAATCCCGCATAATAACTTGCTTTGTTCGATGCCCTCTTGGATGCATTGCCTCATCCGTAGTCGCTCCTGCAGCAATAAGATCATTTATTTCTTTTCTTATTTCTGATAAATCAGCTCTTGTCAGCGTTCTATTACCAATTCTGTAGCTTTGCCCTGCTACCAAAATAGACTGTTCTGCAGATAAATACTGCTTTAACCGTTCATTAAGTACCGTACTCGCCACTAATAATCACCCCTCACACCTTTTCTAATGCAGCCGTAGCCGCCTTTAGGCTTGTTTTTCAGTTTAGATTTTACCGATTGTTCTTTGATTACATTCGGGCTGTTGATCAATTTTTCCAAAGCTTCGAAATCAGGGTTTACGCTTAACATACATGCGAGGTTATAAACCCGCAGATCCAAAGGCTCGTTCCGTTTATCTTTAGCTATATTTACCCACTGATATACTAGTACTCCATTTTTCCGACGAGGTTCTTTCGTTTCAGATATAAGGCCTTTAAAATAAAATTCATCGTATCCGCGAGTTAGCTGTACAGTTACGCTATCACTCTTATCAAGCGGAAAATGAAAATATTTAGGTCCAGGCTCTTTAATTGATAACCGATCCATAACATATTGTTTGCCGCTATCTGTGCCCAGCATTACCAGCGGTATCGTATGTCCCCTTACGGTTTTAACCTTAGCGTACTTATGCAATAACGGCACTCCTGGTGTCGATGAACCTTTTATAGCAAAACGCTGCCTTGCAAATCGTTTTTTACAGTACGCATAAACTTCTTTCGTGTAGTGCCCACCTGAATCGATAAATGTTCTCGCAACCAAAAGACCCTTACCTGACGCAAAGTGATATTCCTTATCCAGCTGTTCATCCAGCATATCCCACACTTTAGGTGTATCCGGCACGCCCAAAATAGTGCCCTTTTTTATTCCCCAACATTCTTCAGCCATTCCCCAGCCACAAATCTCATACTCGAGCCTGTTGTCTTGTACGTCAACGGCCGCTGTTAAAAGCAGCACGCCTTCCGGCAGCTCGGCGCCATAGTTTTCACGCCTGCGCATAAACTGCTCATGGCTTTCAAAATTTCCCTTGCGCTCATATGCTTCTCCAAAACGAGTATTAACAACTACTTTTTCACGCTCTGGATCGCCCTGGGCTTCCAACCATTCCTGCATTACATCTGACCAATTCACCCAAGGTGATGCAAAACAGTTAACAAAAAAGCTCCGTACCCCCTTAGTGAGAGCCGAAGCGTTCTGTGCAATATATTTTTGTGCGGCCTGCCGCATTTCAGTTTCTGTAAACCCAAACCCGCAATCTGGGCAACGCCAAATAACTGACTTAACGATAACCTGCCTTGTTCCCTTTTTATCAACAGAACAGTCGTAGTCAGTATGCATATCCCGATGCGTGACTAAATGCCACTCTTTGCATTTTGGGCATTGATGCTGCCACTCTTCCTGAGTCCCTGTTATATACTCATCTTCTATTCGACTGTCTCCAGCATTAGTCGGTGTTGAGAATAGACCCATTACGCTGTCCCAAAATGTAGTCATACGTTTTGCAGCCAAGCTGACCGGATCGCCTTCTGTTCCAGCACTTTTTGGAAAACGATCAACTTCGTCTGCCAGCAGTATTTTTATCGGCTTACTGGCAAGACCGGCAGGGCTGTTAGCACCCGCCATTATAAGTCTGCCGCCAGGGAATTGTTTAGAAAGGATAGTATTGCCGGCATCACGGCTTTTTACATCTTTAAAAATATCTCTCAATACTTTTGTATCTCTGATCATCGGCGCTATACGTGATTTACTATAGTCCTGTGATGTTTCGATAGTTGGTTGGATCATCATTATCGGTGCGGGTGCCAGATGCGCGAACCGACCAATAACATTGTTCATGATATCGGAGTTATGCGTTGGTATCATTGCTTTGCCAGCAAGATAAAGATGATTTGGAGAATCAACAGCTATACAACATACAGGTCTGCTGTCAACTTTTTCAATGCGCAATATCCTGCGTCGTTCGGTTTCTGATACACGGCAACCTTCCCTTGATTTTTGGCGCGCTAAATGCCGACGCAATTTAAATACAGGTGTATCGCTATATACTAAAAACGAAACCCGCCAAACTTGTGATGCTGCTTTTGTCGGCGAATTGTAACAAAGGGCTGTCCGCTCTTTTACAGTATGCTTAATTCCTAAACTGCTTAATAACTCAGACAAGCCTAATATTAAAGTTTTCGACTTAAAGGTTATTTCACAACGTCCCTTTTTGTTTATACTACCGTCTGTATCCATCAGGCCTTTTAGTAATTCAAAGCGTTGATCTACGCTTGCACGCAAATACTCTTGGGGTATGTGCTTATTCCCAATAAGATTAAGTTTTTCTAATTTTGCCCGCAATGTATTCGGAGTATTTATAACAGGGTCCACAGATACAGTTTTAACGCCGGCCCACTTATTGCGTAAGCTTATCTGCCTGTGGCACTCAGCACAGTACCCTCTTTTAGTGAGACCCGTAATATCAGTGTTATGTCCTCTCTGGCAGATATTATTCCGCTGCAAAGGGTCAATCTGAATATTTTTAATGTGTCCATCAGCACACTTGTCTCTGACAACCACATTATATCCTTGCTCTTTTATATATTCAGCAATCTCAATATCTTGCTCATGTATTGTTATCTGAGCAGAGCAAGAATTTCCATCCCCTAGCCACGCGCCCAGCAAATATGGGTGTATCAAAAGATTTTTAACTGACGATTTAATAGGCTTAGCAACAGGAATTGCATATATATTTCGATTGCCAACACTATAATCTTTCAGTAATTCTTGCGTTGTTAGAACACAAGGCTCCCTGTTGAAGGGTTCTACATACCATTTGTGTTCAGCATCTGCAACAATCTTGGCGCCATCGGAAAATTCTAACTCATAGCAGTCATGATTCTCCATAGTAGCTGATTTCCACAACACTTTGCACTGATTACCATTCTCGTCAAAAACTGTATCTCCAGCAACCAAATCGCCAATGCATTTCCAGCCATCTGTGGTTACAATAGGCGTTTTAATATCTAACGCTTTTCCAACCTGAGATGCGGTCTTTGCAACCACCCTAGTTATGCCTGGTTCAGTAAAAGCATCCATAATGGCTTTTTGATATGGAGCACGATTTGTTCGCCATCGCCCAGGCTCTGCAGCAGCTTCGCCAGATATCATCCTATAGCTATCAGCCCATTCCGATACTGTTTGATCAGATAACGGCATTAATGACTGTTTTAAAATTTTCTTAAAAAGTTCAACCGTCTTCTTCATCACTAAATATCTCCGGATCATAATCGCTAAGCTCAGTTAACCTTGACTTAATTTCTTTAGAAAGCTCAGTCATAATAACACTTCTACTCTGATTTTCCAATCTAGCGGCCATCTTAGCTGGTATCACCAAAAGCTGGCTGCGCAACTTAGATAACATATCTGTCATAACCCTTTCGACATCTGCCGCATCATGTGAAAGATTTTGCCGTCGTGCCAATTCAAGTTCAGCGAGTTTACGTTTTGCAGCTTCATGCAGTGCTTTTTCAGACCAATAATCATCTTCATCTTTGCCAGAATATTTATTTTCGTAGAACGAAGCTATTGCCATTGTCAAAATGAAGTCGCCTTCTATTTCACGATGCAAAACTTCCTCATTTACCAACTGATTTACGCGTCTTTCGCTGATCCCCAATAATTCGGCAAGCTCTCTTGCAGAGCCACGTTTCAGCATTTTCGCCACGTCTATTTTCACCACCAGTCTACCACCAAGGGAAGGAAATAAGAAAAAATATTTTTTTATCTAAACCTTTTTCGGGGCTCGAAAGACCCTCAAGGCTCGCCACCCTAAGAAAGAACCTATGAAAATTCTCTTGTCAATGGGCATAAGAAAAGCACTCACCGAAGTAAGTGCTTTTCTTCTTGTTTATTTAGCTCTTTCTATTTGCTGCTTTTGATTATTAAAAAAATCATCAACCTTGTCAAAACTAATCCTATCTTCTGCAATTGCAATTTTAAGCTGTCTTATTGTATCTGCGATAAGATTATTCAAAGCCCTACACTGGTTTTGCGCTTGGACTGTTTTTTCTTCTTTTGTTCCATTTAACACATCTAGTGTATCTACTAAGTATCTAGCTAAGTTATAGTAATTACTATACACATCCTCAGAGTACCAATGAATTCCTGGACAATAACTAAACAATAGCTGGTGAGCTTTTATCAATTCTTCCTCGTTTTCAAAACATGAATATATTTCCGTTTCATGTTTTAAAGCAGTACTACGTTTTATTGTCCAAACTGAATCCAGATAAATAGATAGTTTTTCATATGCCTCTATACGATGATCTATTATCTTTTTGTAGTAATCTCGTTTATAATTTATATCACTTAATTCTTTCTGTATATCCCTTTTCTGATTTTCAATAGCAGCTAATACACTTTTCTGTAATTCAGCATTTTGTTTCAATAGTTTTTCTTGAAACTCATTTTGTTTTACATCTCTTTGCTCATCATACATTTTTTGCTTCTCTAGTAACTTTTCAGAAAAAAAGTTACGTATTCCTTCACGATATAAATAACCAAGTATTAAAACACATATAATTATCCATGTATTTACTTGAGTTTCTTCGAAAACTGAAATAATGAAATCTATCAAAATTCCCACCATCCCTAATTTTATATAGCAATATTATATCACACGATTAAATCATACGCCTGCTCGTGTTTCTCACTCACATGATCACCACCTCCTCGTTATTTATGTTTGTTTCAACACATGAAAAAAGCACCCACGTTTGTGAGTGCTGGAAAATCAATTATCATTTTGAAAAAGCTTTTTCACATCTAAATGGCCTAGGTAACAAGTCTTGGTGAGTCTTTAATCCATCAATATGTTCGAACAGATCATCTTTAACCTTATTCCACATGGGATCTAATACAAAATCTATTCCTTCTCGCCTAGCAAGTTTTGCAGCCGGAACAAAGTCGCTATCTCCTGCTATTAGAATTATTTTATCCACCTGTTTTTTATATGCCAACGAAGCAATATCTAAACCTAGTCGCATATCAACACCTTTTTGTTTTATGTTAATAGTTAAATCTTTTTGATCTATATCTACTTTTTTCCCTGATTTAATACCAGCTATAACTCTATTAACAGCATCAAGCTTAAATGTGTATTTCACTGAATCATCAGATAGAACACCTCGCCTAATAGCTACTTTTCTCTTCCGTTTTAATTCTTGAAAAAAGTCATTCATCCATTTATATTGCTCTGTTTTCCCCAGCTCTTCACTTTTCCCAGTTAAAGGATTAAATATAATTTTACTGCTTGGCATACAATCATAATAAAAAATTCTATAAAGTACAACTGGTTCATCTTCAACATCACTTACTGCCGCATGTCTTTGGCAATATTTAACCAAAAAACCAGCTACGTCCTTTGCCGAATGTTCCCCTTTAACGATAGTAGCATACCTTTTTTGGAAAAAACCACCATCAACCATTATTGCAACTTTTTGCACATTGATCCTCCCCTTTTCATGCAAAAGCCCCAAGCTTCAGCATCTTCCTTATATTGGAAGCCTTATAACTTGGGGCGCTATTTAGTGAGTTAATTATCGCACATTTACAAAAGGATGTCAATATTTTTTCTCGTAATTATACTATTATATACCCTAATATACCGTAATATACCATATAAATGCCATATTAATTAATCCTGCATACTACCACAAAAGCCGCGATCCTTAACAAGATCAACGGCTTTTGTCAATTTCTACACATACATTATAACACAGGTCAATACTCGCATTCTATCTCCTCTTTTAATTTTTGCAGTGCCTTAGAATGCATTTTGTGTATATACTGCCAGCTATACCCCAAATCCGCAGCAATAACCTCCCAACACTGATAATTCAGGTACCGTTTGAACAATATCAGCTGCAACTTCTCGTCGTCAAGCATTTTTATTAGCGCTCTCGTCGCCGCTAATGCCCCTGTAAGCTGCTTAATATCGTTTTGAATAGACATTTCCACATCAGCTATCTTCGCAACCGTACCAGCCAATTTGTCGTTGCTGCCACCGCCCCCGCCCCCGGGTGCCAAGCTGTAGACTGGAGTTATCTGCTCTGCCAAATCTCTTAGATCCTGCAGCATCTGCAAATCTGCTTCAAGCTGCTTTTGCCAGACCCATGCATTTTTTAACCTTTGCTTTATTTCGTCCGTAGGCATCGCATCACCCCTCTGTCCGTAAAACATCTGCAGCAATATCTATCGCAGCACTTTCAGATTCGCTCAGCTGATGACCGTACTGCACCTGCTCTAACATACCGATCACGCTCCGAAATCGATTTTCTTTTACACAATTTACCCTGCGGCAGTAAACTTTATTCTCGCTTACCTGACGGCTCCACACGCAGCCCTTACACTTATGTGCCATTCTAATCACGCTCCTTCAGTTCTTGATCTGCCAAAACTGACGCAATTACAAAGTAGCAGATTATGTCATCGATACTCTCTTGTACTTTGGCTCCGGTCAGCCCGTTATTATAAACGTGTGCAATATGTTTCGCGGCATATGCTTTTAGCGCTTCATACTGCATCAAAACATCGCTATCTCCATACATCAGTCTTGCTCCTGCCGTAAAATTCGCCAGGGGGTCTTTGCCAGTTGCATACTGATCATTCTTGACCTCAAACATCCCCTGTATATAATTCAATTTATTTTTTACTACTTGTACAAATTCTGCGTTAGTCATTAGTTACTCTCTCCTGTTCTATATTTTTCGATTCTAGCTTTAACCGCTGCAAGTAATTCTGCCTGCCCAGCATCCTTATGCGCTAACGCCGCCATTACCTGCTCATCCATAGTTCCTTTAGTAACCAAATGGTGTATTATTACAGCCTGCTGCTGGCCTTGCCTGTATAGTCTGGCGTTAGCCTGCTTATACTGTTCCAGGCTCCATGTAAGTCCAAACCAGACTATCGTACTGCCGCCCGCCTGCAAATTCAGTCCGTAGCCGGCAGAAGCCGGATGCGTAATAAGCATTTTTATCTTGCCCGCGTTCCAATCGTTAACATCTTCAGACGTTTTCAGTTCTCTTGCATAATTGAACCATTTAAGCAGCCTGTCCCGATCATGCCTGTATGCATAAAAGACCAGTATCGAATTTCCTGATTCTGCTATTTCTTTCAATGCGACCAGTTTTTCGTCATGAATATCTATAACACCCTTGTTTTCATCATAAACAGCACCATTAGCCATCTGCAGAAGTTTGTTTGAAAGTGTTGCTGCAGTAGCTGCTGTAACATCACCTTCCGGAAGTTCTAAAACCAGCAGTCTTTCAAGCTCTTTATATCTCGCTCTTGCCCCGATCCCCATATCGATGCTGATCACATTGTCGATGCGTTCCGGCAGTTCCAGCCAATCCGCTGCGCTCATACTAAAAGTAATATCACTGATTGCTGCATATATCTCCTGCTCAGCTCCAGGCTTTGGCTTATATGAATAAACCACGTAGCCATTGTTTTTATCTGGAACAAACCAGCGGTTACGGTATTCTGTTATTGTCCGCCCCAGTCTTTTCCCACCGTCCAGTAAATAAATCTGTGCCCACAGATCCATTAATTTATCACCCGGTGTACCGGTCAGCTCTAACACTTTCTCAAAATACGGCCGTACTTTCCGAAGTGCCTTGAATCTTTTGGCCTGATGATTTTTAAAACTGCTGCTTTCATCAAGAATAAGCATATTAAACATCTTAGGGCGCCAGTGCAGCTGCTCCATAAGCCAAACCACATTATCGCGGTTGATAATATAAATATCTGCCTCGGCTGCCAGTGCCCTCTGACGTTCGCTGGCAGTGCCCAATATCTTTGATATTTTAAGCTGCTGCGTTATATCCCATTTTTTTATCTCGCTGTCCCACGTACTTTCTGCAACCTTTTTCGGTGCAATAATTAGAACCTTAGACACCGAAAAGTAATCCCATAGCAAATGTGTTATCGCAATAAGGCTGCAGGCCGTTTTGCCAAGACCCATGTCTAAAAATAGTGCCACCGCTGGTAATTCCAGTATCTTTTTGATTGCAAACTCCTGATAGCTATGCGGCTTAAATACATCGGCCATTATAATACCCCTCTTTTTTCCGCATACCTTACAGCAACCTCAATATCCCTACGATCCTTTTTCATATCCTCACACGCATCGTCAACATCCTCATATGTTGCAACAGTAAAAACATTAGCGCCTTTATGCGCCATTTGCCGCATTACAACTTTTTGCAACGGTCTTGGTAACTCACCAGGCTTCTTTACCTCAGCAAAATATGTCAGCCCTATCCCTAGATCGGTTTGTACCGGAATGATTATTACCCGATCCGGCACACCTGCATTACCTGGACTCACGAATTTATAGGCCTTACCTCCCAGCTCTTTCACTCGTTTGCATAAATACCGTTCGACATCTTTCTCTGTCCTCTCCACACGCACACCTCCTGCATTTTTCAGGCGTAAACAAAGCGTGCACGAAAATGGTCCCTATATATATAAGGCTATTACGCGCGTGCGCGCGCCTGTACGCCTGTTATTATTATTAAATTATCTTTATAGTAATATATTTTGTTTACATTGTTCGGTATGCTACACAATACAGCCTAAAACTAATTTTTCAACTGAAACAGACAGTGTAAACACTGACTCCATCTTGTTTTTTCCGTTCGCTCTTTTTCTTAACTTTTGTCGAACTCTCAATATTTTCTGTTTACACTGTTCGTTCAGTTTGGCTTTATCTCGCTAAAGCATTTCGCGTTTACAGCCTTTGTCTACATCTCTGTTTCGCCTAAATTTGTCTTCCGTACAAAGGCACGCTGTGTTCCGTACAATTTTCCAAAACGCAAAGCGCTCTTCGATCTTTCCCAGCCCTGCATATTTCGCATGATACTGTTTATCTCTCTAGATGCTAACCCGTTAAGATCCTTCAGCCGCCCGCCAAGCACTTCACACCAAATTTCAGCCGCACAAACCTTATAACGCTGCACTGTACCGGGCTCAGTAAGTTCATTACTTTCCAAAAAATCCCTGCGTTCATACAGATCTAAACTATCCCAGTTCTCCGGTAGCAAAGTATCAAGGTATTCCCGCACCAGACCAACTTTCTCGGATTCCTCTGTATGCGCTGACTGTGCCTTAACGGCTTCTTTAGTCATTTCTTCATCAAGATACAGGCTTTCTCCCTGCTGCCACAGATAATAAGCCTCTGCCCAAACCTGTGCTACTTCTGACTCTGTAAAATCCTTAAAGCTTTTATTGTGTACCCCGCCGACGGTTATGGGCCAAAACCTTCTGTTGCCAGTTCTATCCCTTAAAAACTCTGTTTCATTCGTAGTCCCATAAAATACGCACTGCCGCGGGAACGACGCCGTTCTACGTCCGTACGCTACGCGGAATATATCTTCCGACTTCGATAAAAACTGTTTTACTGCTTCTGATTCAGCCTTTCTCGTAGCATACAGCTCGCCTAATTCTGCTATCCAAACTCCGTGCAACTGTTCATAAGCTTCCTTGCCCTGCACACTGGTAAGACTGTCTGAGAACCATTCACGGCCGAGTTTCTTCAGCATCGTACTTTTACCGATACCCTGCGGTCCGCAGAGAATTATCACATTGTCAAATTTGCAGCCGGGGCTGAATACCCTTGCTACCGCAGCTACTAAATGCTTACGGGTCACGGTACGTACATAATACGTATCATCCGCTCCAAGATAATCTATCCAAAGGGTATCTACTCTCGGCGTTCCATCCCACTCTGTAGCCTTAATATAGTCACGGACCGGGTGAAAATGGTTGCGGGTAAAAACCTCCGCACAGGCATCGGCTATGATTTGAGCACCCTTAATGTCATACACGCTACTCAAGTAATTTCGCAGACAGCTATCGTCTGTATCGCTCCATGGAGCTCCCTGTTTAACTGATCTCCAGGGCATACTGTCCAGAAGCACCGTCCGGAAACTGAAATCGTTATAGGCAACTTTACCAGATAAATTAGTATCATTTTCCAAAATTATCCGTACATTCTTTGGCGTTGATTCAATCTTCCCGGTTTTATAATGCACATCCAGCTTGCTCATCCAGTCTATATCTGCAGGCACATCTCCAAAATCGTCACTTTCTTCCAGCAGCTTTTTAGCCAGTTCGGTTTTAACGGCATCGTCTTTCATTGCGAATTCCTGCATTGCGCCATAGCTCGGCAGGTTGTTTATTTTAGTATCGACTTCAATGTCAACATCTTTGTCACCGAAAAGGTGCAGCCGAACAAGGTCAAAACTGTTTACCAGCTTTCCGCTGACGGGATCGGTACCGTGATGGCTGTATGCAAATTTACCATCTTCATACACAACAAGTCCGCCTGATGTACTTCCCTGTTTATAGGTATAGCGGCCTTCACTGAAAGGCTCATACACATCATTAAGAAAGCAGTCTATCGCATCCTGTACTGAATAGGTTCTGCAAAAAGCACCTATTGCTCCAGGTTTCTCGTAAGGATCGCCTTGATTTTTAGCAGCTGCCTGCCGCATCTTATTTGCCCTCGAACTCTCTGGCCACGTCGAAGTATCACGCCAATCATCGTATGCAGCAAGCACATTGTCCGGATCCAAACAGTTCTCGCTATCGTTAGCGAAAAATACATACTCGCCATCGGCAGAAGTACTTGGCCAGTACATCAGCCTTTCAGCTTCATAAGTGGTATCGTCAAAAAGGTCCATTCCAATATCATCAGCGATACGCCGGGCAATAGCCTGATACGCATCCGGCTGCACAGTTCTGGTCAAAGGGATCACAACGCGCAGCCGCGGTTTCTCCGGTGTATGCTTATGTGTTGAATAGACTGCGTAACAAACATCGCCAAGCACCAGATCAAGGATCGTCATAAAACTACTGTCTGCAAAATCTGCGTCCAGCGTGACCAATTGCCGCTTAACTACATTGCCGGCAATACGGCGGCCATTTTTGATATAACCGCCAACAAAACCACCAACGTCCTTTATTTCGTCTTGCCGAGACTTTGACAACTTGGCATATTCGGCCGCACTCTCACGGGTCCTGGTAGTAACTCGAAGCTTGTCCAGAATATCCGGCCAACTAAGTTCTTTATTTTTCCATTGCTTAGCCTTACGGCTGCCGCCGACAGCTATAGTAATTTTTGCAGGGATCATATCGCATTCCTCAGTTCATTCTTTCCGCTGCCTGTATCTATATCACAGGTATTTATCTTTAACTTGGCTTCCTTGGCCCATTCTATTACTGCTGCATTCAGTTCAGGATTTTTGGCAACCGGTCTGTTTTGGTTGAGTTTAGCCTGCCTGATTTCCCCGCCGGCCACTTCAATACAAACTAATAATTTACCTTCATCATCAGTCATAACCGCTATAGTGCATTTGCCGGCAAGCGCACGTTCAGCATAAGAACCTACACAGTTATGCAGTTTATTCCCTACCATGCGCAGTTCATGCGCAGTTTCCGGAAGAAAGAATTTCAATCTGTCTTTCTGCATCGCCAAACGCTTTACTACATGTTCCGGTATCTGCAACGAATAATCTTTATTTTTCTGTGCATCCCATTTTTCTACCAGCCAGTCATGCATTTGTGCGATAGAAGGTTTTTCTATCCATAAAAGTTCCTGCGTTTCAGCTGCAAGCTTAAAATACATTCTGCTGCAATCATCTATATCCGAAGGGCTATAATGCTTGATCAGAAAATAAGCTGCGTTCTTTTTATATCGGTCTGAAGCAATCTTCAAAAAATTCAAACCTAGTTCTGCAAACGCATAAGATCTCTCTATACGCAGCCCCAGTTCCCCGACGCTGGCAAGAGCGCTAGCCAATAATAACTGCTCTTTGTAATCTGCTGATATCCCTACAGCCGTTTTTAGCCGGCCAGCTTCTAAAAGTCCGCCTTTGGCAATAATTTTTCTAAAAGCCTTTGTATCACGAAGCCCCATAACCTTTAATGCACTTTGCGGATAAGACAGTCCGGTACGCGTCTTAGCTATCACTTCCTCTAAAAAATATTCCAGCGATATCTTATCCATATAATGAGCTTCTACAAAACCACGGTAATCGCTGCGCCACGAACGATCATTAAAAACCGTTGGTAGATTGGGGGCATCTGTCACGGCCAAACGCCAGGCAATATTACTCAGAGGAAAAATAAGCGCGCCCATCGAACTGCCTGCTGGTACATGCATAGCTTTTAACTTGATATTATGAAAGTCTTTAACCTTTTTGCTAATAGCACTGCGCAATTTAAGCAGCATATTCGCGAAATCTTTTTTATTGTCTTTCCAGGCGATGCTGCTATGAGTAAGATATCTTAAAACAGATTGTTCACTAAACTCACGTTCCAATGGATTAGATATTTCGTATTTAACATCATCCTTGGTTTCAAAATAAGACTTTCTTTTACGGACATCAAACATCACTGTTTCGTGACAGCGCTTTTTAATAGCACAAAAGCGAATATCGTCAAAAGTCACTTCTGTATATGAAATTCTCAAACTGATATGATTCTTATACTCATAAAGCGATAAAATCATTTTTTCAGGTATACCTACCCCGATGTCATGCGCAAACCCTTTATGTTTGGAAGATCCTCTGCATCCCGGGCAGTTAAAATAATTACCGTTCCAGGTCTGCCAGCCATTAAAGCATGTATACCCCCACCTTGCGGTGAAGGTTTGCTCGCAGGCACTACAGTAATGAGCATAAATGTTGTCATCCTTATAAGGGCCTTCACCTAAAGCAACAGGCGCCTGAATAAAGTCAAACATTTTAGGAATTACGATTTTTGCAAGTAAAGTCCCCATCACGGGCACCCCCTAACCTAAAAGATCATCAATATCTATTTCTGTTGCTTGTTTCTCTGGTTCTTCGTCAAACAAATTCTGATCCAGTTTTTCTTCCTCAGTTTTATCTGCGGCCGGAGCTGTAACTTTTGCTTCTGCCTTCCTGCCTCTTGAAGATTTTTTCTCTGGTTTCGCTGCTGGTGCTGGTTCCGCTTCTTTTTTTACTGGTTTTAATTTTAGATAAAGCTCACACTGCCGACGCTGGTTATCTACATAACCCTCCAGCTCCCGGCGTTCTTCATCCGATAAAATACTGGTGTCCTTAGCTATTTCATCCTGCATTTCTTTGAAAATCTTTATTTGATTCTCAACTGCGCTAAACGTATTTGACATAATATATCAATCCTTTCTGTAATAAGGTGTTGTATAGCCATCTGCATCAAGCTTCAGGCCTCTATTCCAGGAAACATTTTCAGACATTATTTTTATTACTCTTTCCAACTCACCGGCCGCTGGCTCAGCTTCAATGATCACTTCATCATGTACGTGCATCAGCAACCTATATCCGGCCGCGTCCAGTTTCAGCATTGCTTCGGCCAGGCAATCTCTTGCCGTGGCCTGCACAATATTTTCAACCAATTTGCCGCCATACGTTTCCAAGCGGCACCAGCTTTTATTGTTTTGATTTACACCTAGATAAGTAATAGATGTTCTACCCATATTATTTTCTTCAAGTCTGGGCTTTGCATAAGCTATGCGGCGCCCGGATGGAAGCCGGATAAAAAGCATGCCAGCTTCAAATTGAAAAGCAATACCGTGCCGATACTGAATAGTAGTTCTTTTGCCAATCACTTCTTTGACCGCAGCCTCCACGTCCCACCAGAACTGTACTATTTTCGGACTGGCCTTGCGCCATTTTGTCACGATATCGGTTAGCTCATCATCAGCAAGCCCCATCTTGTCCGCGCCCATTTGCTTTAACGCGCCGACACCGCCCTGATAACCAAGCGCCAATTCTGCAACTTTGCCTTTCTGGCGTAACGTACTGCCCTTGGTAACAGATTCTATCGGAACGTGGAACATCTTAGACGCCGAGGCTTCGTAGATCTTGCCAGTGGTAGCAAATACTTCCTGCCGCCATCTTTCTCCGGCCAGCCACGCAATAACTCGCACTTCAATAGCTGAAAAGTCTGCTACTATAAAAGTTTTGCCGGGTGACGCAATCAGCGCTGTCCGGATCAGCTGGCTGAGCACATCTGAAACATTAGGATAAAGCAGCTCTAACATATCAAAGTCGCCATTTCTTACAAGATTTCTGGCGTCATCCAGATCCGGCAGATGATTCTGCGGCAGGTTATGTACCTGTACAACACGGCCAGCCCAGCGGCCGGTACGATTAGCTCCATAAAACTGTAAAAGTCCGCGTATCCTGTCATCGCTGCAAGCAGCCCCGATCATTGCTGAATACTTTTTTACTGAAGTCTTAGAGATAAGCAGCTTCAGCTGCAATACTCTTTTTATGTTTGCAGGCAAATCACTCTGCAGCATTTCTTGTGCTATACTTTTTGTCAGGCTCGGCATTCGCACCCCAGTAGCAAATTCTAACCAGCTCTTGATCTGGGCGACACTATTTGGATTATCTAAACCCGTAATATCTTTCAACTGCTGCAAAGCATCCTGCTTTATCTGTTCATCAAATTTAATAGCATTCTCTACCAGTGTCCGGTCGATAAGGATACCAGCACTGACGATTTTTTGATCAAGCTCCCAAAGTCGCTGTTCTTTTTCATTTGGCCGAAACCGCGATAATTTATTCAGCACATTCCGTTCTACTTCTACGTCCTGGCCGCAATACTGCTTAAATAGCCCCCACTTGTTGCTATCATGCTGCGGCAAATTTCTAAGCCGGCCACCGTTTGTTTTAGTAGGTTTACAGGGCTTACAGAAATACTCTATCAAACGCCGCCCGATGGACATTTTCTGTTTGTCATCAGGAAAATTCAACGCCTGAGCCACACCAGCCAAATATCCGGGTAAACCTAAAGTCAAAGCAAGCACCGAAGTGCAGGCCCATTGATTCGCATTGAGCTGCTTCTTGAAATACTTAGCAAGGCACGTCATTTCAAAGTTAGCATTATATGCAGTTTTCAATACATCCGGTGAAAAAAGAGCCCGCAGCACATCTGCGGGCAGTTTTTCACCTTGAGCAAGGTCAACAACCTGCACCGGGTCTTCATCAAACGCAAAACCAAATAAAAGTATTTCAAAATCAGGAGCATCGACGTAAGCATAAGTTCCAACTTTTTTTATGTCCCTTGATGAATAGGTCTCAAGGTCAATGCTTAGTCTGGTCATAGTTCTTAGCCTAACAAATCATCTGCGGCTGCAGAATCATCAAAATCATCATCCCAGTCTTCATCGCGAACGACGCCACCACCAAGAGGCTCACCATCAGTTAGTTTTTGCAGGCCCATAAGCCCCGCAGATACGCCGCGATTACCCTGGTTATCATAAACATAGAAGTTAATAATAGCCCGGCCATAGCAGCCGCTGTAGAGTTCCGATTCTTCGGTGATTGGCGTTTTATCGGCATATACAATAACAGGTTTTCTGGTGCTCGATACGTTCATAACATAATGACCTGCGCATTCCGGCCCATATGGTTCACCGCCGTTTGGGGTTACACCGTCGCCATCATGCAGGGTAGTTTTCAGCTGCGACGGCAGTTTTTTCCCTTTTTCTACCCAATTGTCTTTCGCAGCTTGAGCTGCCGCCTTCATTTTTGCAAGTGTCGCGGTATCGGATTTAGGGATCAAAAGCATAACGCTGTATTTTTCTACACCATTTTGATCCGCGCGCGGATGAAATGCATTTACATAAGAAAATCTAACTCTGCCTGTAGTGATTTGTGTTTTTGCCATAATAATTATTCCTCCTCAAATTGGTCAATAATAGATTGTTCGGGCGCCCATTCAGGACGTTTATCCTGTTCAGTTACTAACGTTGGTTTTCCTGGCGGTTTTTCAATAAGGCCTGCCGCCAGTTCCCTAAATTTTTTCTTACCTGTCAGAGACTCCAAGTCTGTAAGACTACGAAGTTCTGTTGGTTTATAAATAGTTTCATTCGCATAGCCCTCATTGCGCAGAATTTCTGCCAGGATCTCAGGATCAGTAATTTTACGGTTACTGCGGCCCTCAACCAGTTTCATACCAGGCCACTTCTTACCAGTATTGACAGCTGCATCAAGCGCGTATTTTTGCAGAGCATCTATCCACTTCGTAAAAGCGCCGGCGCGCATCAGTATATCTGAAACTTCAGCATCTGAGAGTAAGTCGGCTTCAGCAAATGCGTATTTAGCAATTTCAAGATTGTACTCTGCTAAATGCCTGCAGGTAGCCGACGCTCTGCAGAACCTGCAATGATCTCCGACCCCGTATTCGCCTTCGCCTTTCATCGCCATTTGAGCCGTTACTTTTACAGCTTCGCCCCATGCAAGCAGTTCATTAAGTGTCAGCGTTTCAGAACTGATACTGTCCAATCTTGGCTGTACGATCGTCATGGTAACATTTTTAAACTCATATAACAGTCCAAAATTGTTGTAAGCCCCGAGACCATATAAACGCATTTGCGAATTATTTTCAGCTGAAACAGGCACACCCTTGCCGTATTTCAGGTCAATCACCTCAATAGTGTCACCGGCGATAATTATCACGTCACCGGTACCAAATCCCTCTGGTACCCAGGGACTGAAATCGAGTTTCTGTTCTATAAACAGATAGGCCCGCCCATTATTTTCAGCTTGTAAGCATGAATAGCGTTCCCAAACAGTATCTACATAGTCAGAAATATAGTCGTTCATACTTACGGAATATCTTGGATCAGCCTCTACTGCTCGCAATCGTTTTTCATACTCATCCTGCAAAATTTCAAGATTTAGGTACCGCAACCGGATCTCTGCCACCTCATGGGCCAGAGTGCCTTCTGCTGCGTACTCACTGCCTTTATCCGGGAAATGGCTTTCCAGTCTTGCAGAAGGCGGGCAGTTCAACCATTTGCTACTGCCTGATGCACTTAAAAAGGCGTGAGCACTCATAGCCCTTTCACCAGCTCGATCAGTTCAGCATATTTTTCAGCAGGGGTATCGGACAGCTTAGTTCCACCTACCTTTTGGAAGCATTCAGCCAGTTTGGCTTTTTTATCAGGATTCTTTTTGATAAAATCCATGCAGGCAGCCTTAACATCATCCATAGTAAGAGCCTTTTCCACTTCTTTATCTGGCGCTGGCGCAGCAGCTGCAGTTTGTTCTGCTTTAACTGATGGTGCGGATACGCTTCCATCTTTAACAACAGGAACAGATTCAGTAGCAGCCTCGGTTGCCGGAATAGTTTTTGCTGCTTTTGAATTTTTCCTGCTGCTTTTTGTGGGTGCAGTATCCTCAGCAACAGAGTGGCTGGTAGCTGTAGCCCCTGCTAAGGCACCTACCGTAGCCTGCAGTGCGGTACTAAAAGCACTAAAACAGTTAATCAGTGCCGGTGTTTCCTCGAATTTTACATTTACGTTTAAGTTGATATCCATATTATTTTTCCTCGCTTTCAAAATTATGCTATAATGTAGACAATACAGGTTGTTCACTGCAAAATGTATTAACCTTTGGGCTATCGAAGTTGCCGCTTCGATAGCTCTTTTCTTTTAATTCATTCCGGCAACTTTGCACCAGAGCCATAAACCTGCAAACACACCAAACCATGTTCCAACAGCAATCACAGCAATTTGACAACATAACTCTTTCCACATCTCACCACGCCCTTTCTAAAAACATTCCCAAAATAATCAGTGATGCTGCTATCAGGATCTTAGGGAAAATTTCACTCTCAGTAAAAAAGTACCAAACATAAATCCCTAGTGTTTTCATAATGCATCCCCCCCAACAGCTCTTTTGTCCTTTTCCGCAGCATTGACCCTAGCTGTCAGATGAGCTAAGTCATCAAACGAATAACCATTATTCCCCAACTCGAGTTCTAAAGATGCCATGTCGCTATTAAAAGACCTTATTTGTCTGATTCCATTAGAACTTCGGTATCAAAACGGGATGCAGTAATTGCTGCCTACAAGCTACTTTTAAATCTGCTTCTTATTGAATCAAAAAACTTGAGATTTCTATCAGAAAACTCAAATGAAAATGCTCCCATAATTCTTCCTCAGTCAATGCCATACAACTTATCAGTTTTTGAATCTTTTCAAATTTGCCAAGTTGACCCTCACACAAGCTTTTATCTGCTAGATGCTTGCGAACGCTATAACTTGTTAAGAAATAATTCTGTTGAATTGAATAGCGATCATCTAGAAACAATGCGAGAAGCTTTAATCTCTGATTACAAACTATTAGAAAAAGAATTAATTGAAGTTAATAAAAGAACGTGGTTTTATTATTGGCTGATAGATATAAAAGGATTGTTTCTCAGTCCCCCCGCAACC